ACGCTTAACAGCTAAAAACTAGAAGATAGAAAAGAAAGCGAAGGGAAAAAGAAAATGTAACACCCCTACAATGGATTCTGAACAAGTCGTATTCAAGACCAAGAGGGAGATTGTTGTCCTGAAGCCAGAGGTTATATCAGATCAGTATGAGTACAAATATCCAGCTATTCAAAACAGAGAAAAACCTTCTATTACCTTGAGGAAGGCTCCTGACCTGAATATCGCTTATAAATCAGTGTTGTCTGCTTTTAATACAGCCAAATTAGATCAAGAGGACGTCTGCTCTTATCTGGCTGCAGCGATGAGATTGTTCGAAGGTCAATGTCCAGAGGATTGGACAAGTTACGGGATAATGATTGCTCGACAAGGAGATACTATCAATCCTGGCAACTTGGTCAATATACAAAGAACGGATCAAGAGGGGAATTGGGCTCAAGCAGCGGGATCTGGAGTTATGAGAGATCCGACAGTAGCAGAGCATGCTTCCTTAGTTGGACTCCTCCTCTGCCTTTACAGGCTGAGTAAAATAGTCGGCCAAAATACTGCCAATTATAAAACCAATGTTGCAGACAGGATGGAACAAATCTTTGAAACTGCCCCTTTTGCTAAAATAATTGAGCATCACACCCTCATGACAACACATAAAATGTGTGCAAATTGGAGTACTATTCCCAACTTTAGATTTCTGGCAGGGACCTACGACATGTTCTTCTCAAGGATAGATCACTTGTATGGGGCTATACGGGTGGGAACGGTGGTCACTGCTTATGAAGATTGCACTGGTCTCGTTTCATTCACGGGTTTTTTAAAACAAATCAACTTGACTGCCAGTGAAGCGATGCTTTATTTCTTCCATAAAAACTTCGAAGAGGAATTTAAAAGAATGTTTAGACCTGGGCAGGAAACAGCTACTCCTCATTCCTATTTCGTTCATTTCAGATCTCTCGGGCTGAGTGGAAAGTCACCTTACTCTTCTAATGCGGTAGGTCATATGTTTAATTTGATACATTTTGTAGGATGTTATATGGGGCAAATAAGATCTTTAAATGCTACAGTTATCCAGACATGTGCTCCTCATGAGATGTCAGTCTTAGGAGGGTATCTGGGGGAGGAGTTTTTTGGAAAGGGTACATTTGAAAGGAGGTTCTTTCGATCTGTAGATGAGATGAGAACATATGAAGAGTTGGAAGAAAAGAGGATAGATGCCGCCTTGGAAGATGATGCAACTGTAGACTCTGAGGATGAAGACAACTGGTCAGGAGAGTCTAGATCCCCGGAGGCAGTATTCAACAGAATTATGATGAACAAAGGACGTTTGCGTCCGGCTCATATAAGAAGATACCGGGGAGTAAGTGCAAATCATCAAGCACGACCAAACTCGTTTGCAGAATTTCTAACCAAGGTTTATTCAGATACATCTTAAATATTTATCCTCACAAGAGAGCAATGAAAAAAACATCAACACCCCTCATCTTACTCACCCCAGGCAAGATGAGCAAGAATCTTATCCGACCCAGTGATATTAGGGCAGGATTGCAAGACATAGAAATGGCAGAGGATACAGTCAATCTAGTGTATCAAAATCTAATCAGTGATCAGGCACATCTCAAAGGGGATCCAATTGATGTCAAATCTTTGCCAGAGCAGTTTCAAGGCATAACTTTGAGGGACAATGATGATGTCGAACAGGAGGATGAAGGGGAGGACTCTATGGAGGATGAGCCAGATTTTGACGAGATTGATCCATTAGAAGAATTGCAAGACTTCTTGGATGATCTTGGATCCCAAATGCTAGCGCGTCTTAAGAGAGGAGATAAGATCAAAAAGATTTGGCCAGGTGTGTCACTCTCGATACAAAATTTCGTCAAGACTAAATTCATGTTCCAGATACCTGAGGCCTCTAGTGAGGACAAAGCCACCCAAACTGAAATGCATCTTGAATCTTCCACAAAGAAATTGTCTGTGGAGGTTCCAAAAGAGACGCCAAGAATTACTCCTAAAGAGACCAAGAAATCTGATATTGCATCTGTGGAAGGATATCAAGCAACTGATGAGGAAGCCGAAGCAGAAGTTGCACACCAGATAGGGGAGAGTTTTGCTAAAAAATACAAGTTCCCATCTAGATCAGCAGGCATATTCTTGTGGAATTTCGAGCAATTGAAGATGAATCTAGATGACATAGTTCAGACAGCCATGGAGCTCCCAGGAGTGGCTGACTGTGCGAAAGATGGGAAACGTCTACCTTTGAGAGGTGTTCTGGGGTATGTGGGATTGAAACACTCTAAAAAATTCCAACTCCTGGTCAATCATGACAAGATGGGTCAACTGATTCAAAAAGATCTGGACACTTACACCCCTTGAAAATGACTGACAATATTTTAATAGAATAATACAAAACAAAAGGTTAATGAAAAAAACATGTAACACCCCTCACGATGAATTTCTTAAGAAGAATTGTTAGGAATTGTCGGGATGAAAGCCCTCCAAAAGAGAACATTGCTTCTGCCCCTCCGGAGGACGACGACATCTGGATGCCTCCTCCTGAATATGTTCCTCTGGGTGATGTAACAGGAGGTTCCAGTTCAAGAAACTTCTGCATAAATGGGGAGGTCAAAATTTGTAGTCCGAATGGATATTCCTTCAAAATTATCAGACATATTCTCAAATCTTTCGAAGGAGTTTATTCTGGCAACCGAAGGATGATAGGTCTGGTGAAAGTTGTGATCGGACTGGCTCTCTCGGGGAGTCCAGTTCCTGAGGGGATGAACTGGGCTTATAGGTTTCGCAGAACCCTTGTTTTTCAATGGGCGGATTCTGCAGGACCTTTGGAGGGAGAGGAGTTGGAATATTCTCAAGAGATCACTTGGGAGGATGACAACGAGTTTGTTGGGCTGCAGATAAGAGTTAGTGCAAAGCAATGTCACATTATGGGTCGTTCTTGGTGTATCAACATAAACTCAAGGGCTTGCCAGTTCTGGTCTGATATGCAATTGAGAACTAAGCAATCAGACGAAGACGAGAATACCTCTGTCCTGACTGAATAATGCTTTCAATAGACTAATTTGCACATTGTGAACCTGAGTATGTGAGCAATAGAACAAATATGCTAGTGCCCTCACTAAGCTGCACAATTTAGTTTCAATCACAAATCCTCAATTTTCCATACTTGATATCTCTGAGCAATGTGAAAAAAACTGGCGAGTCAGGAAAACATCAACATCTCTCAAAATCCTCGAATCAAGATGGCTTACCAAGTAACCCTTATTTTGAACAGCTTGTCTTTCATTACTGGACAGGACATTTTTCCCCTGTATACTATTCCTGACTCTATTGGTCCTTGGACTCCCATAGATTTGTCTCATCTCAAATGTCCTGATAATGCCTTTATAGTAGATGAGAACTGCACTGATCATGGGGAGATAAATTATTCAGAATTGAAGCCCTCATTCCATTCCCAAAGCAAAGTTCCTGGATTTACATGTACAGGAATAGTGACTCAGGCGGTGACCTACACCAATTTTTTAGGTTATGTCTCAACAACATTTCAGAGATCACATTTTGTTCCCAATCCCCGAGAGTGCAGAGCTGCGCAAGAATGGAAGAGCAAAGGTGATCCCAGATATGAAGATTCTTTACAAAATCCCTACCCTGACTCAAAATGGCTTAGAACAGTCACTACTACCAGAGAATCTCTGCTTATCATAGAACCAGCAATAGCTGAGATGGATATCTACAACAAAACTATGTTCTCCTCTGTCTTTCGAGGCGGGCTCTGTGATTTCTCTCGAGGGAATCCCGATTATTGTGAAACAAGCCACTCGTACTCGATTTGGATGCCATATGAAGAAAGCCGAGGAATAACTTGTGATATATTTCAATCCAGCACCGGGAGACTTTTCAAAAAAGACGATCAGGTTTGTGGGATACAAGATGAGAGAGGCATGTTTAAGAGCACGAGAGGGGCATGTAAAATGACAATCTGTGGCAAGTCAGGTGTCCGCCTTTATGACGGAACCTGGATTTCTTACAATACAATCGACAACCTGAAAGTGTGTCCAAGATCTGCCATGGTAAACATGCATACAACCAAACTGGATGCACTAGAAGAAGCAGTCGTAAGAGATCTTGTAAAGAAGAGAGAAGAATGTCTCAATGCATTTGAAGAGATTATTATAACAAATTCCATCAGCTTTAGAAAAATGAGTCTGTTCAGAAAAATGGTCCCAGGTTCCGGACTCGTTTACACGATGATAAACAAGACATTGATGGAGGCACACGGGCACTACAAATCAGTATCGAACTGGTCTGAGATTCTTCCTACCCCTATATGCTTATTGGTTAAAGGAAAATGCTATCAAGATCATGATGGAGTACTGTTCAATGGAATCGTCAAGGATCACCGAGGCAAGGTTCTCATCCCTGAAATGCAGTCTCATCTATTACAGGATCATTTTGAACTCCTGAGATCAAACACTATACCATGGAGGCACCCTTTAGTGCACTATCCGGATGATACAGACCCTTCTTCAGAGACTGCTGAGTTCATTCAGTTGCATATGAGGGATCCTGCCAAAGTCACTTCAGATATAGATTTTGGACTTTCTTCTTGGAAGAGATACCTCATTTTTGTTGCTTGCCTCATATTAGGGCTGTTGATTCTTTGGGTTGTAATAAAGTATTCATTCAAAGTGTATCGGGTGATGACCAAAAAAAGATCTTCTAGGAGAAAGATGCAGGACATCCTTCCAGATCCTGTGATCAGATCTGTAGGAGGTAACCAATTATCTTGGGAGTCTTACAAAAACTCCACAAACCTCTAGCTGTCGGCGAATCAGCCAACTGGATTTGGAGAAGTCCCTCCGAGCCACCATTACGTCTTCTTGTCAATAGTCACCACATAAGGACACAGGGTAATTCGCAATCCTTCTTCTGATATACCAAAAATAATAATCTTTGGACAATCTCATCAGAGCAGACTCCATTGTTCTTCATGCATGATGAGCCTGTTTGATGTCGTATATATATATATATTTTGTCTACATTGAGGAGGTGCCTTGACAATTGAAATCATCAATTTTTGGTTGATGTGACAGAAGCGCCTTGTACCTGTTGTTCATCTCTTTTTGTAAAATATCTCATGAGCGCTCAAGAATAACTAATATTGAACAGCAAATAAAAATTATATTGTTTTGAATCTTCTTCTTATTAACACTACGGGTAACAAGGTGTGGTAACAGACCCCACTCAACCTCAGAAATACAGCTCTGAATGGGACATTGATTAGTCAGTATAAGCTCAAAGTATCGCGGGTAGCCTCATCAAGTAAAGGGAGTGGGCAAGTTTGATTATTAATGAAAAAAACAAGATCTTTCCTTCAGATATCACCAAACTGGACAATCAACATCCCTCCACTTGATAATCCAAACTCATGGATTGGTCAGAGGTCACAGATGACCCCGAAGATTTAATAGAATATGAGCCAGACTCAGTGTCTGGAGATCCGCCTCCTAACATATTGAGAACTTCAGACTATAATCTCAACTCTCCCCTTTTAGAAGATTCATGTCAACTCATGATAGAATGGCTGAAGACAGGAAATAGACCATCCCGGTTAAAGTCATCAGACGGGTTGATTCGATCTCATAAAGCACTCAAAGAATGTCTAAAGAGAGCGGATCTTGAGACAGTGAAGTATGGCGGATCTGGTGCCAAGATGGTCTTTAAGAAGTGGGTAACCAACTCTTATGTTGAATCAACTAGGAATAGGAAGATGTTTGCTGACTTGCAAGAATTTTATCAAAAGGTTGAGCCTATAGAGGCTATCACTAGTAAATTTCTCGAGAAAAGGGGTCTCAAGTATCCTGCTAAAGGGATTTTAGAGAGATTCAGAACGACGCAGACTGATTCCCTTGTAGGAAGATACCTCATCAACATTTATTCGTCCTACTTGTTATTTCATATCCTCATACTTTACATGAATGCATTGGATTGGGATGAGGAGAAAACTATCATTGCTTTGTGGAGGTCTCTGTTAGATTATAATTCAAAGACTGACTCTGTGTCAGTCAAAGATATCTTGTGGGGACAGATGATAGTTACCAAGGATTACCTCTTTATCATTGATGTCAATAGCTTATTTGATAGGAATTTTGTTCTGATGTTGAAAGACACTTTCTTGTCCCGATTTAATTCCTTGATGATCTTGTTGTCCCCCCCAGACACCTTGTATTCTAGTGATTTCCCTGAAAATATTTGTAGTCTTTATATGGCAGGAGATTCAGTGTTGGCAGATTGTGGGAATGCCGGCTACGACGTTATCAAGATGTTGGAACCTTTTATTGTGAACAAACTGGTTCAAGAGGCTGAAAATTATCGTCCTCTAATACCTAAATTAGGGGACTTCCCAGAGTTTATAAAAGACAAAACTCGTCAACTAGTGGGAACCTTCGGTCCAGTAGCTGACTCCTTCTTCTCTCAGCTGGACAGATTCAATAATATCCATGACCTTGTTTTCGTCTATGGTTGTTATCGTCATTGGGGTCATCCTCATATCGATTATAGGAAAGGATTGTCAAAACTTTACGATCAAGTCCATATGAAAAAATCAATAGACACCAGTTACCAGGAGAGTCTGGCAAGTGATTTAGCAAGACGAGTGCTCCGATGGGGCTTCGACAAATACTCTAGATGGTATGTCGACTCTAGAGGTCTGCCCTCCCATCATCCTTTAAAACCTTACATTTCAACCCAGACATGGCCACCTAAGCACATAGTCGATATGATGGGTGACACATGGCATGAATTGCCCATAACACAGTTGTTCGAGATTCCTGAATCAATGGACCCATCTGAAATATTAGATGACAAGTCTCACTCTCTAACACGGAATAGGTTAATCTCTTGGTTAAGTGAAGGCAAAGGAGGGCCTGTTCCAAGTGAGAAGGTCATAATCACTGCCCTATCTCAGAACCCTATCAATCCGAGAGAATTTCTCAAGAGGATCGATGACCACGGTCTGGATCAGGATGACCTCATCATAGGGTTGAAGCCCAAAGAAAGGGAGTTAAAGATAGAAGGGAGATTCTTTGCTTTAATGTCATGGAACCTCAGACTTTATTTTGTTATCACCGAGAAGCTGTTAGCAAGCCATATCATCCCTCTTTTTGACTCTCTTACTATGACAGATAACTTGAACAAGGTGTTTAAAAAGTTGATTGACAGAGTGACAGGTCAAGGACTGTCAGACTACTCTAGAGTGACTTACGCATTCCACTTAGATTATGAGAAATGGAACAACCATCAGAGGATGGAATCTACACGAAATGTGTTTGAAGTGTTGGACAAGGTGTTTGGACTCAAAAAAGTGTTCTCTCGAACCCATGAGTTCTTTCAAAAATCATGGATTTATTATTCTGAGAGATCTGACCTAATAGGGGTTTGGGGGGACAAAATATGCTGTCTTGACATGAGTGAAGGACCAACATGTTGGGACGGACAAGATGGAGGATTGGAAGGACTTCGTCAAAAAGGATGGAGCCTGGTGAGTCTTCTGATGATTGATCGAGAATCACAAATAAGGAACACGAAAACAAAAATACTTGCCCAGGGGGACAATCAAGTGTTATGTCCGACTTATGTGGTTTCACCGGGTTTAAATGAGGATGGTCTAAGGTATGAACTGGAAAACATTTCTAGAAATGCAATTTCAATCTATCGGGCCATCGAAGAGGGGGCAGGAAAACTCGGTCTAATTATTAAAAAAGAAGAGACTATGTGTAGTTTTGACTTCTTGATATATGGAAAGACTCCTTTATTTAGAGGCAATATCTTGGTTCCAGAGTCTAAAAGGTGGGCAAGAGTGTCTTGTATTTCCAATGATCAAATTATCAGTTTGGCGAACATAATGTCTACTGTCTCCACGAATGCACTGACTGTAGCTCAGCACTCCCAATCTTTAGTCAAACCTATAAGGGACTTCCTTCTAATGTCTGTTCAGGCGATCTATCATTACTTGCTATTCAGCCCGATATTGAAAAGCAGAGTCCACGGAATACTTAGTTTAAGTGGAGAAAGACTCCTTCTGGCAATGGCAAGGATAATATACTTAGATCCATCTCTTGGGGGAATTTCAGGGATGTCTCTGGGGAGGTTTCATATAAGACAGTTCTCAGATCCCGTTACAGAAGGACTCTCATTTTGGAAAGAGATCTGGGAGAGTTCTTCTGAGAACTGGATTTTAGCTTTATGTCAGGAGGCAGGGAATCCTGATATAGGAGAGAGAACTCTTGAGAGCTTCACAAGATTATTGGAGGACCCAACCACACTCAATATACGAGGAGGGGCTAGCCCAACTATTCTTTTAAAGGAGGCTATTAGACAAGCATTGTACGATGAAGTAGATAAGGTATCAAATTCAGAATTTAGGGAGGCAATCATACTGTCTAAAACCCACAGAGACAACTTTATCCTCTTCCTTAGGTCGATAGAGCCCTTGTTTCCTCGATTTTTGAGTGAACTCTTTAGCTCTTCTTTTTTGGGGATTCCAGAGTCTATAATAGGGTTGATTCAGAATTCGAGAACGATCAGACGGCAGTTTAGGAAGAGTTTGTCGAGAACATTGGAGGAGTCATTCTACAGGTCTGAATTGAACGGGCTGGAGAGAATGACCCAAACTGGTCAGAGAGTGGGGCGTGTGTGGGATTGTTCATCTGACAAAGCAGATAGATTGAGAGAAATTTCATGGGGGAGGAAAGTCGTTGGGACTACTGTCCCTCACCCATCAGAAATGCTGAGTCTGACACCCAAATCGTCCGTGAGTTGTGGTTGTAAGATCTCTGACATAATCAAACCAAGAGTCTCTGTGTCAGTCCTCCCCTCCTTCGATTGTAGGTTTGATTCAAGAGGGCCGCTAAAAGGTTATTTGGGATCATCCACATCAGTATCTACGCAGTTATTTCATGCATGGGAGAAAGTCACTAATGTACATGTGGTAAGGAGGGCCCTATCATTGAAAGAGTCTATCAACTGGTTTATAAACAGAGACTCTAATCTAGCTAAGACATTGATAAGAAACATTAAGTCTTTGACAGGTCCTGAATTCGAGATAGAAGAAATTCCTGTATTTAAGCGGACAGGATCAGCCTTACACCGGTTCAAATCTGCCAGATATAGTGAGGGCGGTTATTCTTCTGTATGTCCAAACTTGTTGTCTCATATCTCAGTTAGCACAGACACCATGTCAGAACTGACCCACGGAGGACTGAATTTTGACTTTATGTTCCAGCCCCTGATGTTATACTCTCAAACATGGACTGCCGAAATTGTCCAGAGAGATCTCAAGTTGAGAGACTCCACATATCACTGGCATCTGAGATGTCATAATTGTATCAGAATCATAGATGATGTGACCTTGGAATGTCCACAAGTGTTTGATTTCCCCGACATATCAACGAGAATATCTAGGATGGTATCGGGTGCAGTACCAGAATTCAAAAAGCTTCCTGAAATTCACCTACAACCGGGAGATTTAAACACCATGACAGACAAGAGTAAGTCTTTTCACATAGGAACTGCTCAAGGCCTCCTTTACTCTATCTTGGTAGCCATTCATGATCCTGGATATAATGACCATACTTTGTTCCCAGTTAATATATACCCTAAGCTGTCAGCGAAGGAATACCTACTAGGGTTGTCTAGGGGGATTCTTATCGGCTCTTCTATCTGTTTTCTTACAAGGATGACCAACATTAATGTAAACCGGCCGCTAGAGCTTATGTCTGGTGTTATCTCTTATATCCTCCTCAAGTTAGATTCACATCCAAGCTTATACATGATGCTCAAAGAGTCAGATATAAGATCTGAGATATTCTCTATACCTCAAAAAATCCCGGCTGCATATCCCACCACAATGAAAGAAGGGAACAGAGCGATCCTCAGTTATCTTCAACATACTTTGAGATACGAGAAAGAAAATCTGATTGAGGGTTCAGGAAAGAACTGGCTCTGGGTGTTCTCTGACTTTAGAAGTTCCAAGATGACATACCTTACATTAATAACTTTCCAGGCACACATTTTACTGTTGAGAGTCAGCAAGAACTTGTCGAAACAAATGAAGGCAGATCTCAGGCAACTGAACACTCTCATGAGACAAGTCCTCGGAGGTCAGGGAGAAAGTCAATCCAAAGAAATTGATGTAGACCAGAGGATATTGAGTGAGGCAATTACACGGGTCAAGTGGGTAGATCAGGAGGTAAGACACGCCGCGAGGACTTTATCTCCCTGTAAAAACTCTTTGCCAACTCTATTCAGACGTCCTGGACAGTCAGAATGGATCTGTTCATCTCAATTCATAACAATTTCTACATCAGCCAACCCTTCAGAACCGTCCCCAATAGATGTGAAGTCTGTTAGTAAAAGATTGCAGAACCCTCTTATATCAGGGTTGAGGGTGGTTCAATGGGCAACGGGAGCTCATTATAAGATAAAGCCGATCTTGAATACTCTCAGGTTCGACCCTAAACTGTGTCTTGTCATAGGAGATGGATCTGGGGGTATCTCTCGATGTATTCTGCAATTCTTTCCAGGCACCAGACTCGTGTTCAATAGTCTCCTACAAGTCAATGATTTGATGGCATCTGGTACACACCCTTTGCCTCCATCGGCTTTATCTCACGGGGGACCCGATATGACGAGTCGAGTCATTGATTTTGATTCTATATGGGAGAAACCATCTGACCTCCGAAACATCTCCACCTGGAGATATTTCAAAGATGTTCAGAAGGACTTGGGATTGAATTTTGATTTAATTGTATGTGATGCAGAGGTCACAGATCTTGTGTCTGTAAACAAGATTTCTCTACTTTTATCTGATTTTATTCTGTCAATCAAAAGTCCTTTGACCTTGATATTCAAAACTTATGGAACAATGTTGGTTAATCCAGAATACAAGGCTTTGAATCACTTATCTCGGTCATTCCCCAGTATCTCGGGTGTGATTACCCAGACCACATCCTCTTTCTCATCAGAGATGTATATGATAGGCACCAAGTCAGGTGCGTACTTTAAAGAGGTAGAGTACATCACGGCATCTACTATCAGAGAACTGAGTCTGGTCTTATTCAACTGCAGAAGCCCCAAGAGTGAAATGATTCGTGCAAGATCGCTTAATTACAAAGATCTCACAATGGGATTCCCTCAAGAAATAATCTCTAACCCCTTCAATGAGATGATCATCACCTTAATCGACAGTGAGGTGGAATCATTTCTGGTTCACAAGATGATAGACGATCTTGAGCTCACCAAGGGAAGTCTTCAAAAATTGGCTAAAATTATTGCAATTGTGATAGTTTATTCTAACCGAGTTTTTAATATATCAAAGCCCTTGTCAAGTCACAAGTTTTATCCCCCTTCCGACCCAAAATTGCTTCGACATTTCAATATATGCGCGGGGACTTTTTTATATATCTCTTCTCTGCTAGGTGACACTGCAAACTTCACCAGACTCCATCTTCTCTATAATGAGAAAATCACATATTATTTTCGAAAACAAACCTATAGGGGGAGGACTTATCTTTCCTGGAACTGGACCAGTGAAAGCTCTGTATATAAAAGAGTATCGTGCAACTCCATGTTCAGCTTGTCATCTCATTGGATTAGGATGATCTATAAGGTGGTCCGGCTCAATAGGTTAAATGAGCCTAAAACTAGGTTGATGGATGAGGTTTTAGTTCCCTTGAGGTCATACAACCGATGGATCAAGTTGAAGGATCTGAAGTATAGAACGTCCTTGTTAGAGTTTTGGTCCTGTTGATCCAAATCTGTCACATCTCATCATGTTTATGTAAAGCAATCTCTGAAAAAAACTTTTTTTGAGATCTGAACTGATATTTCTCAGTCTATTTTTTCGCTTGTTATTGTTTTTGGATTAAGCGT